TGATCCTGTAATACCTGTTCCAGTTACAATGTCGCCAACAGCAATTGTGCCTACGTTGCCATCCAGAACCACAGTCTTTGATGCGGTTGTCGCTCCATTGACATTGGCTGTAGCAATATCACCATCAGCCACAAAAGCGTGAGTGACAGTGTATGTAGCCGCTGTACCGGCTGCTGCTGGAAACTCGATGTTGTTGTCGTTAATCACCTGCTGCTGATCACAAACAACAGACTCTGCATCAAAGGTCACTGCTACATCGTCAGAGATTGTGACGGCTGTATCCAGAACCACTGTAGCTGTACCGGCGATTGCGCCGACCTGTGCAGTGATAGATGCTACATGAACAGGGCCAGTAATACCTGTGCCGCGAATACGAGCGCCAACTACCAAGGTGCCGAACACGTTGTCCATTACCACTGTGGTAGAAGCAGAGACTGTACCGTTCACGTCAGCCGTAACGTGGTTAACCGCTGTTGTGCTTGATGCTCCGCGTGTACAACCTGTCAGGGTATTTGTGCCGTCAAAGTTGAGCAGTGTGTCATTAGCCAGTGTAACCGCTGTGTCCAGAACAATTGCTTGCTGTGATGTGACTGTCAGAACTTTTACTGTGCCGCTAATGCCAGTGCCTGTGACGATCATACCAACAGTGATTGTTCCGTTGTTGCCATCCAGAGCCACGTTGGCTGAAGCACTGACTGCTCCGTCAACATCCGCATTAGCTGTGCCATCTTTACCTGTGTAGGTAATGGTCTCGTCATCAACCACAATAGTACCTGATGTCGGGAACGCCTCGGCGTCTGTAATCTGGATTTCAGTGTCTGTTGTTCCAATACCACGAGCCAGTGTAGAAGCTGACTGTTTCCAGTCCGCTGCTACAACGCGCTTGCGAGTGTAGTTTGCATCGTCAGTATCGACCTGAACCTCTGTTACGGTTCCTGTCTCCACGTCAGTGATAGCAGTGGCTAGGCCGACATAAATATCATTGCCCGGCGAAGCAAAGGAGAGTGAGTCGTTCTTGAACAAATAGTCAAGAATCCGTCTCTCCAGATAGGTGGTTGCTGCGTTTGATGTTGCCATCGTTCTTTACTCCTGTTTATGTGCGTGGCCTATCAGGTAGACCTCTCCTGTAGGCATCGCTATTCTCTCTAGCTTCAGCCAAATCCTTTAAGCGTTGTACTTCTTGCGCGAAGCGCTGCTCATACAACTGCAACATATCTGCTTCACCCTTCATGTAAGTATACGCTTCTACTAGCGAACCGTAAAGAAGAGCATTCGGGGCATTCTCACTAAGCCAAGATGTACCAGAAGCCGCCCCGGCGGTGATGCTGGCTGGACGATAATAATAATGCAGTTCTACGTCATAGGCTAAGTTAGGGGTTGGGCCAACAATAAAGTTGTTAATGTCAAACACACTGTAATATTTAGGTGTTGTATTAATGCCCGCATCGACAGCGTACTGCTGCACGAAGTTCACATCCTTGTTTTCAAGAAACTCTTTATAGTTCGTGGTGATGATCTGAAACGAGAACGGAGCCAGATAATCAGTAGGCACACTAAGATAAGGGTCACCAACAGTAAGCTGGGCTGTGGCGTTCTTGCGGAATAATTCGAGATCTACAAGCGTAAAGATTCGATCTTCTGCACCACGGATAAATACCGGCAGGTTATTAACAAAAGAAGTCTCGGAGTTTTCCGTGAAATCCTGAATAGCTGTTTCTAGCTGTGCGTATGTAAAGCTCATTTATACCACCAATGTCACAGGACCTGCTGTAGCTGTTCCGCCACCGCCCCGTTGATTCCCTGTTGTAGCAGTTCCTGACGCTGCGGTAAACGTATAGCTGCTTGTTGTAACAACTGTTATAACATACCCCGCCGCCTGTTCGATAGCGGCTTCGGTAAACCCATCAAACCCCAGCGCCTCACGAAACCGGACGATATCACCGGTTGTTCTGCCGTGATCTTTCTCGAACACGGTAATCACCGATGTGCCTTGAGCGCCACTCTGGAAAGGGTTCAGCGGTAGGAGGGACTCTACCGCTGATTCCGTGCGTTGTTCTGGGCGAGGCTCAAACAGCGCCTGTGGGTCAGAACCAACCTTGCGCGGCTCTAGCTGAGGGTGTTTGGCTTCGTATTCATCTGGGCCGACCTTTAGGCCATTCCATTCTTTAACCATTTGGTTTAACCGATAGCGAAATCCAGAACGGTCAGAGAAACCCCAAGCACTTTTTCCAGATGCGTATCTCGCCATTAATTAACCCGAAGATATTGCAGGCTTGGCTGAAGCTTCAGCGGCACTCGATCTTCGTCCTCGTCTGCGGCACGTTGGAACTCTTCCTCGTACACAGCTTTCAATAGCTGAATGCGATCCGGTGCCTTTTTCATAGCAATATAGTATGACAGGCCAGCAATCATACAAGGCAAAAAGCGGAATGGTGCGTCTGTTGTGTTCACCAACGTAGCCGCATCTTCGATACGCTTCACATAATAGTAGATAAGTGTGTCTGTAGAACTGTCTGGTGTCGCCCAAAGTGTGATCTCCGGGATAGTCTGCCGGTTAAAGTAATACTGACTTGGCCGACCTTCGGTCGTCTTGTTGGGCAGGGTCAGGTATTCACCGCGTGACATACGGCTTAACTCGTAGTCTACGCCACTTCTGCGGATCACAACTTCCAGCAGGTCTGTATAATCATCGCTAAAAGCATATGTAGCTGTTCCAGCGGTCAGCGCTTGTGTGCCTTGTTTTACAGTCCAAAGGTTGACGCCGCGATTAGCCCAATCCGCGAACATAAGATTTAATGAACGGCGGGCTGTTTTAAAGTCATAGCCAGTGCGGGCTTCCAAGCCACAACGCTCGTAAGCCTCTTCGATGATTTCTGCTACATCAAGCTCGAAGCTAGTTGTACCCGAGGTTGCCATTTACTTTTTCCTTTTCAGTGGCTTTACACGGCGTGGCTTGCCAGCCGGTTGACCAAGACGTTTCTTCTGCGATATTCTACTACGTTTTTCAGCGGTTGTCATTTCTGATGATGTTTTAGGGGTCTTAGCAGAAACCCGCTTGGAGGGGCGGCAATATGGAGTACCCCGTTTCTCACCCTTGCCACGCCCACACGCTTTCCCGGTGCGAACATCCTTCCATTCTTCTTTGAACCATCTTTTAAGGGCCGCTCCCTTTTTAGTTTTTCGTACTGCCATTCCCGTGTCTCATCCATAACTATAAAACGACTGCGAATAAATAAATAAATAAACCGATAGACATAACCACAACACCCGCGACAAGAACTATTTGTTTCATCATTTCTTCAAATTCTTTTGCCTCTTGTATCTTTCGCCTATGCTCTGCCGCCGCAGCCTCTTTAGCTTCTTGAATTCGTTTTGCTCTTTCGGTTACAATACTCTTCCACGTTCCGTGACCAAACCTCATGTCCACTAGCGTAGCTACTTCTTGTAACTTTTCCGCCGCAATCTTCGCGTCTATAACTTCTTTTGCAACGGTGTCTACACCGAACTGTGCGCCTAGACCGCCGCCCGCTTTCCTGTTTCTAGCCTGTTGTGCCTCTTTCTCTCCACGGAAAAGATCATCAATTTGACCCGCTATCTCACCTATATCTTTAGCAGTGCTGATGTTGCTTTTTATAAAAGCAACGGATTGCTGAACCAAAGCAATACCAGTTAAAATTTCTGCAATCGGCATCTTTATCTCTTTGGTACAGGTTTACAAATAGCTACAATTTTTGCCCTTCTTCCGTCAGTAATAGGCACCGATGGCTGCTGTGATAACCGCTCCGCAAAATAGATGCATCTGTCTATGTCCGCGAATCGCTGTGTCTGATCTATTAATTGGCTTCCTAAATAAACTGTTAATAAGAACTCTACCACGGCTTCAGTTCTACTTGCCCACTATCAATATACCTTGGTTGTCCGGTACTTGTAGGTTCCGCCGCTGGCTTTTTTCTTTGGCTTGTTACCCCAGTTTTTTGCACCGACTTTACGGCACTTGGCGATTGCCCCGCTTGCATACGCTGACGGGAAGACCTTATAACGGCGCTTAACCTTGCTGTAACATGCATCTTTTTTAGACCCCGGTTTACTGATTTGTTTTGACATCGAGCCTCGCGAGATTGCCATTTCTTTTCTCCAAGTAATCACCCCACAAGACACTTAGTATCTCGTGGTTTTTGTCTACCTTCACAGCGATAACTGCCGTGTCGGTTTTTAAATCCATAATTGAAACCCCAAGCCAACCTAGAAAAGCCAGCATCGCTCCGGCGATAAGTTTGTTGTCCATCAGCACTTCCATCTTCTTCTCGCAGCGCAAATACGCTTTTTAGGGGTTTTGCTACAACTAATACCGTGCATCTTCATTTGCCCGGCTGACCTAGAACAATAAGATTTCTTGCGCTTGCCGCCGCCCGGCTGCGGTGCTTTCAGTTTTGAACCTGTAGCCTTGTTATATTTAGCTCGGCCTTTGGCTGTAAGACCTGCACCGCGAGATGCTGGTAACTTCTCACCCTTTTTAACAGATAGACTAACTTGTTTCTTTTTCTTCGCCGCCATCAACGACCCCCTAACTGAATGAACACAGTTATAGAAGTATTTGCAGGTAGAGTCACATATAAGCCATCTTGAAATATAATGCCGTCACCCGGTATCCGCATACCAAAAGTACCTATACCTTTTTCATCTATTTCCAGTACAACAGATCCAGAAGCGGCAGAATCATTGTCGTACAATATGATGTTTCCAGATGTCCCGCTGCCGTGGTTTACTATAAAACCTTTTAAACGCCCCCGGCAGTTCGCGAGAACTCCGGAAGCGTGTAAGTGTTTTGCGGTGACTTCATTACCAGCCATTACTAGGCCAGAAAAATAGTCAGTGTTGTCGAGCCGCTAATCGCAGAAACATGCACCCCCTCAGTGGCAATAATGCCATCATCGGGGATATATACTTCATTGTATCCAGCGGGAAGAGTCTGAGTAAGCAGAGTCTCTCCTGACGCGGAGCCGTTTTTTAGCGTAAACGAAGCTATACCCGAAGCAATGTAACAGCCAACAGAGCGCAAACGAGATCGACCGGGGCCGACATCACCTGTCGCTGAAGCTGAATAGGCTTTTAATGGACCAGCCATCTGAACCTCCTATTAGCTAAGAGCAGCACCAACAGCAGTTACCCAAGCAGCACCTGTGTTGATTACGATGCAATACTCGTTGTTGCCCGCGCCGTTGTCGCTGACCATATAAGCTGTTCCAACAGCAACATCGCCAAAAGCTGGCAGATTTGCAGTGGTTACAACGGGGATTTGGAAACCAGCGTTTGAACGTACTGGTCCTGAGAAAGTAGAAAGAGCCATTTAGATCTCCTGTCGTGGCTAGTGTCAGCCCCACCTTGGGACTGTCAGGGATAACTTATTATACACAAAAAAAGGGCGGCATGGAAGCCGCCCTTTCATATTCATTTTGTCTACGCTTATGCGCCCGGCGAACCGAACACAGCGCGTGGATCGCTAAAGCCGAAGCTGTAACGCTCACGAGCCTTAAACCGCATGTTGCCAGTGTCGAAGTCTGGATCCATTGCGGTTGACAGTGACATACGCTCAAAGTGCTTGAAGCCGTTTGGCGCATCAGTCTTGATGAAGAATGCGTCAGAATCGGTCAGGAAGTCGTTGACTACATAACCTTCTGGAAGCATGCCTGAAGACTTGATTGCGTTGATGTCGTTGTCGGCTGTACCAACCCGGAGGTTAGACACGAGCAGACGCTCGGCAACAAACTGCAACTGGCGAGGAATGATCAGCTTCATGCCTTTGAGGGCAACGATCAAACCACGCTCATCAACGAAGCCAGCGATGTTGATAAGAGCGTCTTCCAGAGAAGTTTCGTTCAAATCAGCAGCAACTGACGGCTCGTTGGCGAACGCGCCACCTGAAGTCAGCGGGTGGGCGGCATCACAAAGAGCAACACCGTCACCACCGGCAAATGCGCCAGCAGAGAATGCGTTGTTCAGGATTGATGCAGCTTTAACCTGCTTTGTGTGTGCCATTGAACGAGCCAATGCACGAGTGTAACGAGAAGCAAGACGATCATAAAGATTGTCTTCTACAGCTTCCTCAGTGATTGAGAAGGCCATAGCTACTGTCTCGTGGTTGTACCGAGCGGTGTAAGCTTCATTCGCATCATCGTATGATACGCCTGTGCCTTCACCTTTAACCGGTGCAGCCCCGAAACCAGACAGCATTACTTCTTCTTCAAACGCACGGTCTGATGACTCGGTGTCGAAGATTTCTGCATGCTGGTTCTCGTAGCGGTTGTATTCCATACCAAAGAGGGCGTTTAGACCCGGCTCTAGTTCTTTGGCGAGTTGTGCGCGAGAAATAGCCATTATCTATACCCCCTATGCAATCGCTGCTTCAGAATCAGCCTGAAGCAAAGCGTGGTTATTAAGCATGACAATCAGAGGAAGACCAGCGGCTGCATAATCTTGGTTCTCTACGTCATCAGCGATACCAACAATCTTCAACGGAAGAGATGTATCGGCAGATGATAGAGTCGCAACATCAAGCTGTGCGCTAGAAATGCCTGTGACTGTGCTGCCGCTTGCACCGTTTGTGAACTGTGAGTTCTCAAAGATGGCTGCGATAGCAGTAGCTTTATCGGTGATAGAATCGTCTGTCGCAATCACAAAGCGCTGCATCGGGTTGTCGTACACATATCCGATAATATCGAAGTTTGTGTCGGCACCGGTGCCGGGCCAAGTGTTAGAAAAGACTTTCTTACCAGTTGTTGATGAAACATATTCACATCCAGCGAACACGCCAACAGGAGCTTCAGTGTCTCCGGTAGCAGAACAAATAACGATTTCACCACCGTTATCGGCCTTTACCATAGAACCCTGAAAGATCGCGCTTGCGGCACTGTCAATGAAGTATGCGTTTGTACCGCTAGTAGCAGGTGTGCTACCGGCAGTATTGATCGGCTTGAGGCCGAAGGCAACATTTGTGTTTGCCATTGCTTACTCCTATGAAGTTGCGAGGGTCATTCTTTACCCCCAAAAGATACACGACTTTGCCGATCCGAATGAATCGGCATCGAGGGATGTTGTTCCCTCATCAGGTTATCGTCAACGGCCTTCATTTGATTGCGGGTCTGCTCCCGGAAATATTCAGTTCTCTCTTCAACCGTCTCCTCTGGAATCCGTGCAAGCATTAGTCCGCCTACACCAATAACTCCAGCATGCTTACCATCATCAATGGTAGGATAGCGATCAGCAAGATCAGGATATTCATCTGCTCGTACTGGTTCCCAGCCTTCCCGGATTCTGGAATTGACATTGATCTTGTCTTCTTCGCCCCGCAGTGCAGTGCGAATCCAACGATGTCTAAATCCAGCCGGTGCCTCTGGGGCTTCCAACTTTGATGGTGGTGTCCACGGCTTGCGCCGTGTGGTCTTTGCGCGAGTTGTTGCTTCGCGTGGTGATCTATCAGTCATGTTCTACTCCTTCACATACTTTGCATATTCTTCAAGCGGAACATTCAGACGTTTCGCAATAGCAATCTGCGAAGAAGTCAACTTGACTGTTCTGCGCCCCTTTGATGACGACTTAGAAGCCGTGGACTCAGCAGAAGCGACTCTGGGTCCCGTGTCGCGAACAGCTTCCTTAAACTTGTGAGGAAACTCTGTACGCACTCTACGATCAAGCTCAGTATAATACTCATCGGACGTTGGGTCAAACCCTTCGTCTTCAATTAGTTGCCGATGTATGCCAAAAGCGGCATATGTCATCGTTTGATCCTGACCAAACCAATTATTTTTGGTAGCCCAAGCTTCTGCTTTCGGATCTGGTGGCGGTGGTGCCTGATCCACAGCCTGCTGAACAGGCTGACTTTGTGCCTGCTCTTTGTACGCTGCTTCTTCTTGATGCCGCTGACGAGCTTGATCAAGCTTTGCCTGATCCAATGCTAGGCGACTGAGGTTCTTCTGAGCCTCGAAC